TGATCTGTCCCAGGGATCTTGTATGTCCCCAATAGCAAGCATTTCTAAGATAGTATCCTCGGCTAAAGCTCCAAACAATGCTCCTTGTGTCCATGTTCCTTGTACATTATTAACATAAACAACAACTTTACTAGGACTAAATCTTTGTAGATACATTACTTCTGCTGTATTCGAAGTTCCTTTTTGTCTTATTATCTGTCCTTGTCTACCTGGATCACTTACCAACAAACCTGACCCATCTTCATAATATTTAGGGTATGGTTGAAAAGGTAATCCTTCTTCGCTATATCTATTTTCATTATACTCTATATAACCGTCCCATAAATTCCAAATTTCATTTTCACCATTCAATACATCAGATAACCCAGCACCAATGTCTTTTAAAGATTTATATATATCTGTTTCTATCTCAGTATATGGTCGTATAAACAATTCTCCAGTTACAGATCCTACTAATTCATCTACAAAATTAAAAGTTTCATTTGTATCACTTGCAGTTACAGCTTGAACTTGGATAATGTAAACTGGATTTGAAGGAGTAATAATATTTTCATCTATAACAACTTCTGCTGAAATTACTGTGGCTGTTACACCAGTATTCTTTTGAGTTAAAATTTCTCCTACTTGTACAGTAGGATTTACTATGTACCTCGTATTTCTTACTCTTAATAAACTAACTGTTTTTTTAAGTTGATTATAGTAAAAATTGAAATTATCGCCTGCATTAATAGTATCAGTTAATTCTTTAGGAAATCTAACACCGACATAATTCATTTTACGTTCAACATCCTCAAAAGTTGTAGCATTTATAATGTTTGTACCTCGATAACTAAAACTTCTTATTAAACTAGCTACAGTATTTTCACCATACGTATCAGTTTGCGAGTAATCAAGAACGTTTATATATTTTACAGAACTTTCTGTATTATCTGTTATAATGTCAACCAAAACTATATTGAATCCATTATCAGCATTAACATTCTTAACATAGTAAGGAGGAACCATTAACATCACATACCCGCCAAAATCATAACTATCTACAGGAGCAACTAACTGATAATTTCCAACTAGATTTCCTAACAAATATGCTGTATCTGAAATCTCAAAAACTCCTCTTACATTTGCCAAATATAAAGTAAAATCATTACTACCTATAAACGGGCTAAACACATATACAATTTCTGCTATTCCATTATTTGTTGTAATAACTTGTCCAACTGTAGGAGATATTAATGCATTATCTATATTAATAATTAATTCAACTTTTGCAGCAATAATATGAGTATCTGTAATTACATCACTAAACTTTATATTAGGATCGCCTACAAACGTAAAATTATCGCCAAAAGGTTCTGTAGATTGTAAAATTAAATTATTTTGGTTTACATTACTTAATTTATTATAATGTAGCTTGATCTTATCTCCTAGTTTAATTCCTGTAAATCTTTCTTTTTCAATTCTATACAAAAAATGATCAGCAGTGACTGGGTCTTCAGATTCAAAATAACGCAAAGGATAATTACCACTAAGTAATAGGTTAGGATATTCTACGTTTTCTACATTTAATCCAGCATCAGCTATATAGTCACTTGGATTGAAAAAGCTAGAAAAAAGTTGTGCATCTACACTAGGAAAAATATCTATTAGTGCTTCCCACAGCCTGTCATTGTATAAAACAATATCTCCTTGTGTATATGCTATATTTTCTACATAATTTCCTAAAAATCTTGTAGGAATATAAGAATCATTAGGTGCTCCTACAATAATATATCTACTATCTCCTGACATTGCAATACTTTGGCCAAACTTCTTTTGTACACTATTACTAGTATTTGGTTCTAATAAACTTATTAACTGCCATTGAGAATTTCTTGTAGGTCTACTATAGACATACACTTTGCCATCGTTTGTGTCAGGAGCGCCTACTGCTAAATGTAAATTTCTGTCATCAACTGCTATTGAAGTACCAAAATTAGACAAATCCTTATCATCTAAATTATCTATTGACAAATTGAATTGAAACTTATTATTGCGCTGTATCACATTCCATTCATTTTTTCCGTTATTATCTAACCAAAATTTTGTATTATCTGACAGGTTTTTTATAGAAATAGTTTCTAATTCATCAATATCTTTGGCTCGCATTGATTGAAAATATGTTAACACCCCGTTACAATTTTCATAGTCATCATAATTAATGGCAAAAAATGCTTGTGGAGCATTTATATCAATTTTTGACTGATACACATTGACAACTTCAAAAAAGCCTCTTAATGGAGATGTAATGTTTAGGCTTATAACCGAAGAGTCTCCAGTATTGAAATTAGGTAAATTAATTTCGTATATCCCAATAATATCTCCGACAGCAATAAAATCTACAAATTTTTCTAAATCTAAAGTAATTAAACTGCCTGTTATTTTAACACTTTTAATTTTAACATTGCTTTTTTTATATTGAAAAACTGTCCAACTTTTTTTATAGTTACCTACCCATAAATAATCATCAAACAACAAATCATCTATATTTTTCTCTAATAATTCATCTATAATTACAAGAGTATGATTAACATTATCTGGATCTACGTAGCCTGCTGTTCTAAATTTAAAATCTTCAGCTCCAATGTGAAAGGTCGGCAAAAGGTTATAGTTGTTATTAGTATCAGGTTTAACATATGCATTTGATTTAGATAGGCGCAAAATTAAGTCAATCTCGTCAACAACTGTGTTATCCGTAATAAGCACGGGTTGTGGATTTAGCCTAAAGTCTTTTTCTGGTAAGATGTAACTATATTCCGAAAAAATATCTACTCCACCATATAAACCTACTCTAATTGCCCATTCCTCAAAGAATTCTAAACTATCCTTATCAGTATTAGATAATACATCAAACAACTTTATTAGGGAATTTTTTGTCCCTTTATCTTGTATAAATCCTTGATAAAATTTGTATTGGCTAATATCATTAGGAATAATATTTTTTAAATAATCTCTTTTTTGATAACCAATTAAATGCTGTGCTATCTTTTGCTGTTCAATATCTAAATTATCACTATCTAAATCATAAAAATCTTTAAATTGGGCAACTTTGTAATCAAAATTAGAAAATAATTGCTGTACTGGTTTTGATGGTAATCTTTTCCATTTACTAAAATCAAAATCAGCTGTTCCTAAAATTCTATCATTTGCTAGATAATAATATTCCTTAAATTTTACAATATCTCCTGTTTGATAATCTGTCCATGGAACAAAATTTTGGATATTAGCATCGTCATAGAAAAAACCCGGTATATCAAATCCGCCTGTCCAATTAGCAGTCCTGTATCCAAAAACTAAAATTCTTTCCTGCCTATACCCAGGCTGAAGGTCATAGATAATATCATTGAATACAGTTTTATTATCAATAATTACTACGTGCTCTTTTAAAACTAATGGTAGTCTAACAAAGTAAATCCCTGCAAAAGTATTAACTGGTTTTATTTCAAATTTATTAAATTTATCTCTATAAAATTTTAGATTGTTACTTTTAATAGGATCCCCGCTTGCTTGTAAAATACTGTAGCCTAAACTAGTATCTTGCGTATTTCCTACAATGGCAAATTCACTTGAAAATTTTAAAGCATAAGCTGCAGGACTTAGTGTAATTACAGCATCGTCTGTCCAAGTCTGTGTGGTCCAAAACATAAATTGTTTTATAGAATGGAACCAATCTGCCAAATTAGAAGTGTCAGCAATAAATGTATCAAAAACAAAACCAACAGATTCAAGGTACTTTCCATAACCAAACAAAAAGTCGACTACATCTTGAATTGTTTTTAGAACTGTTCCATAATTTAATACTTCAATATCCGACTCAAAATATTGCCTGTATTTTGCATCCACTCCGCCTGTTACAGGCAAGCTAGGAATTTTAACAAATTTTGTGCTGTCAAATAGTTCTCCAGCAACATGAGTTACTTTTGTTCTATAAAAAGAATTTGTTCCTACTCGTACAATGCTTCCTATTTCATAATTTTTTCCAGTTTGCCAGTCTAAAAATGTTTCAGTGATTCCTCCTACGTTGAAGTAAACATCAGCATCTCTTTTACGCACACGTATATACTTAAATTCTGCAGTTTTATTATCATACCCTTTTATAATAAAACCTTTAATTGATCTTTCTATAATAACTCCACTATAAGAAATTTCATCTATAGGAAAACATGTATTCTTAAATATTGTATAATTTTCTGTTGGAATAAAAATATTACCTTCATTTAATGGTGTTCTACTATCCAATATTAAATTAAATTTATTTTTATCTGTAAATCCTCCAACTTTAAAACTTATTTGATTAGTAATTAATGCAACATTTTTTTTGTATTGATCGAATTTATTTAAAAATATTGTATTTTGATATTCTACAACAAAATTAATTAATCCACTAGTTATTTGATTGACTGTTGATGTTGAATTATCTGGAAAATTAATATTTTTTAATTGTATATGGTTTTTGGTACTTCTATAAACAAGTTGTCCTGATAAATCGCGAATCTGATTATATCTATCAAACCCAGTTGAAAACATGTAGGCAGGTCTAAGTAAAATACAAGCTTTAATTATAGAAAAAGGATAGTCGCTAGATCTTTTCCAAGCCATTTCTACAGGAGAACTATCACCAAAGAGAAACTCGTCTGTGTATGTTGATGAATTTTTATTTTTTATTATATTCAATAAATTTGGTGATTTTAAAACTCCCTTTTCATCAACCGGTATGTTTTCTAACAAATATGGTCTAATATATTTTTTGTTAACAGTATACGTAGGCTTTCTAATTATACCTTTGGACAAATCTTCCCACAAAAGTAAATTATTAGATGTGTATGGCGGAGATCCGTATTGGTTGTCCCACCAGCTAGGTTTAATTTTAAAACCTAGCATTTCCCATGGATTAGTATGCGGCAAATCAGTATCATACAAATATTGATATATACCAGGCCAGTAACCAGGAACCTTCTCACCATTAGAAAAACTAGCTTTATTATAATTATATGTTAAAGGATTTAATCTGTTATAATAAACATTATCAGTGTATTCAACATTTACAAATTTTGTATAAGTTATAAAATCAGTCAATAATGCCTTATTAAATTCATATAAAGAAAAGCCGGTATCCCTACCATAACCTGGCATAACTTCATGGATATCTAATAAAGAAGGATCATATTCAATTTTAATATTATTAAATATCCTATATTCTAATTCCAAAATCAACGCATCTCTATAATCTTTATATGCAACAGTTCTGCTTCCGTCATGCCCTATAAGTAATAGTACTCCAAGATTTAATTCTTCGTATGCTAAACTATCTTCAGCACCGCTATTTTCCAAAGTTTTTGGAATGTAAAAGGATGTTGTACTACCATTTAAAATATGGATATTAACATCCCCTAATCCTCCGTTATCAATATCTGCTTGTTTTGCTGATTGAAAATCTACATAAACTGGATAGAACCAACCAATTAAATCATCTTTACCATCAATAATTTCTTTTCCATATGCTTTAAATGGCCCTGTTCCATCTACTAGTTCGTCCTTGTTTATAACTTCATTTATCTTTAAATCAGGTTGAAATTTGGGATAAAGACCTAACTTTGTTGGACTAGGAGGAACAAAACATCCAACTGTACTGTCATACTCAATTATTTCAATAGTATCATCTACATTTTTATTTCCAAATATTTTGACAAATCCATCTTCACTAAAATCATAATCTAAACCATATAATAATTGTTTTTGGTTCTTATAAACGCCTACTGCATTATAACTTAATTCATTTAATTGAAATGGTTTAGATAAATTCCAATACATTTGATCACTATCAATTACAATATCAGAATTTACAATTTTTCCTCCGATTGGAACCATATCTGAAAGATAAAAAGGAAAATTTTCCTTTTTATCTTCAATAAATTTTTGTAAAATTTTATCCACATGAGTTTTAATGGGTCCAGTAAATCCGAGATTAGTAGCAATTTCTAAAAATTGCCTTTTAAATTTACCATATTCAATTTTTACATAATCTATAGCATCTATAATATTACTACTTTTATCTAGCAAATGATATGCATATAAATTAAATGGACTTGAGTGTTTATAAAATTTAGACCCATATTGAGATAGATTTTGTAAATCTCGCAAATTTCCTTTTCCTGGAAATTCTCCTACAAATCTAGAATCATTTTCTACAATAGATGCAACATGATCTATAACTTCACCCAATGTAAAAGAATTTAAATTATCATTCAACGGATTTTTCTCTAAATTATTCGGAATTGAGAAATATCCACTATCAGTTTTACTACTTTTTGCTTTTGATTTTATTATTATATTGTCATTTACGTTTAATTTAAAAAATCTTATAAAATAAAAATTATTAATGTCTCTTTCAATGACATAATCGGTAGCTAAATTTTGTATTTTATTATTAACATAAACTTTTAACCAAATAGATGTAAAATCTACATCTTCATACATATCTAATGGGTAAGTTTTACTTGTTGTTGCAACATATTGTTTAATTACCGGTTGATTATCTTTGCTACTTTTTGTCCAACCATTTATAACTTCATAATTATCCTTAGACGTGTACTTTCGTAAAAATGATATATCTGTTTTATACTCAACAACTGAATTTGATTTAAAATATGTAAAACTATCGTTTATTAAATCAAAATAAAATAAAATATCGCCACTATTTGTTATATTTTGATACAACAATGGAAATCCTAGCTCATTATCAACAGCACCATCTCCTGTCTGATAAGAAAACAATTTATTGCCAGAAAACTGACTATATTCATAAATTATAGGATCCTTTAACCATACATCATTTTTATCAAAAAGATCAAAAAGAGGCGCTTGATTTATAGATGTTTTAGCTTGAGATAAAACCCAATCATTACCGTCATAATAAAAATATTTTCCTTTATATTCTGTTCCAGATATAATCAAAACACTTTCGTTTATCAAAGGAATAGAATCATTTGTTTCTATTAAAGTAATTTGTGTATTGCTATTTACAACTATAAATTTAACTTCAAAAATTCTATTTTTAACCAGTACATCAGTATCAGCTAAAAAAAGTATCCTCATACCTTCTGTTAGATTTACGCCATCGATGTTATACCCTAAAGATCCTTCTATAGTTGAAAAAACATCTTTAGTTACGGTATCAACTAAATTTACGTTTTTTTTACTTTTTGTTCCAAATTGAAATAATTTAATGTTAGCCTCAAACTCTATAATAGGTCGAAACGCTCTGCTTAACTGATCAACATTTTTTTCTTGCTGATTTAATTCTAAAGATTTTTCAATCACATCTATATGAAACCATCTATTATACTTACTCCAAAGATTTCCATCATTACTACTACGATTAATTACAATATAATCTTTATTTTTAGCATATCCTATTGCTTCATCGTATGGTAGCTGGTCAAATCCTTTATTGTCAAATTGCACATCTAAATTTGATACAAATAAACTGTTTAACTCTAAATCTTCTGAGTTTATCAATATTATTTCATCTCCAACACCTTCTACATACCACTCTCCATTACTGTATTTTGCTGGTGTTACGTCTCCAACAAAATTTAGTTTCATACCATTTGATAAATCCCAACCTTGACTAGTAGTGTAAAATGCTTTTCCTAAAATTTCTTTTTCTACATTTATTTCAGTATTTTCAATTAAATCATAAATTTTTATCATACCTGAAAGATTAGGATCTTCTTTTGAAATATAATATAAATTATCAGGAGCAGTTTGTGGGACTGTAAATTCTATAAAACCATTTTCTATAAAATTATCTCGGATTACGTTACCATCTTCATCAAAATTTGTAATACCATTTTTATAAATTAACGAAGTATTATCAGTTGGATCTGTGTACTCTCTACCAGGTGTAAACGTAATTTTTGATACAAACGCAATCGGATAATTTGGAGCATTAACTAAAAACCTATATGTTTGTCCTCTAAATAATGTAAGAGTAGGATTATTTGTTAATCCATCAGGTGTAAAAATGTAAGTAAAATTATCAACGTTGTTTGATAATTCTATTTTTATTTGACTTTTTATTTCTTTAGATTGTCCATAGACTGTAATAGTTTCTGGCCCATTTGGTAACCAATAATAATTTCTAAAATTTACAAATTTATCCCAGTCTATGTGTGGGTCCCAAGCATAGCTTTCAGCTGAATTTAATAAATTTTGTTTTGAAGTAGGTGCATTTTGAATTTTTACCGCATTTACAAAATCAATATAATCTGCATAAAAATTTACATTACCTAAATCATCTTTTATAACTAAAGCAGGCTCTAATTGATAATTCTCTCTATCATCAGAAATATCTCCAACATATATATCAGTTTTATGATTAAATGCCTTTGCTGTTTTTCTACCGTAAAACCCACTAATTTTTTCAACACTACCAGGCTGTATCATTTGATCCAATGTAGCATGTAAAAACTTTTTATTAAACTCACTTCGATAATATTTAGGTAAGTGATTTACTGATTCTCTTCTATACGATTTATTACCGGCAGGTAAAGTTGGATCTGTTTGATTATCATCAAAAGCCATTATAATTCCTTTTATAAACTCTTTGATTGGATTCCTGTTGTTACAATTGTACTATTAACTACTACACCATTAGATCGTAATTTAGTAGCGTTTAATTCTTCGACAATTTCTATGTTAGCAACAGTTGCTCCATTAATAAATATTTCGTCATCTTCACACCTAATTTCATATAAACTACCAAAACTTTGCGATGCATCTTTTGAAACTAATACCAAGGAAACAATATTAGGAGCCATCTTATCTATTACATATGTTTCTAATTCACTCATATAAAATGTTTCTCCAAAATCCCAATTCTCTAAACTAAAAAATTGGTTAATATAAAATACTACATCAGATTTAATTTGGTTATCATTTAAAGAAATACTGCTATTTTTTATCAATTTAAAAGTAGCTTGTAAATATGAATCTGCTGTGGCTCCAAACAAAATTTTGTATTTTGCAGGATGGTAAACTATTTCATCGGTAACTGATTTTATCTTATTAATCGATGAACTAAAATTTAAAGATAAAGCATCTGACGACATAGGCAAGGGTTTAGTATCTGTAACACCATTTAAATAATTTCTAAACTCAGTATCATAATCTTTTGTTAAAATATAAGTGTCGATAATATTAGATACACTCGGATCTATTCTGTGTTGATTATCTGCAGCATGTAAATATTTAAATTTAATTTTATCCCGCCCAACATAAGCTTTGTAATCATTTGTTAATATAAATTTAGATGTGGCCTTTTGATATATCTTAAAAATATTTTCTCTAATAAAATAAATAATTTGCTTATCTACATATTGACTTAGTGGTCCTAGATTAACAACAGACTGTAAGATAAGAATATTTTCAATATCGTTATCTATATACTGAAAAATTTCTACACCATTTATAGATAATGTTTTTTTCTGGAAAATCAGTGTGTAAGGAGGTTGGAGTAAATTTTCATTAACAATCTCTTCAAACAAGTTTTCGTCATCTGGAACTCCATCGTCATCACTATCAAAAAAATCTATTTCTATTTTTTTATTTGTTATATAACCTAGTTCATCTCTATAATTATTCGTAATTGCCCAATCATAATCTACAGTAAAAGGATAAATACTGTTAGGTTTTAAATTACTTGAAAGAACTGTAATTTTATCTCGGATTATTCTTCCGGTAACAACATCAAAAATCTTGTCTGATTCGTCAAAATAAAATGCTACTTCTTTTGGACTTTCAAAAATAAATCTAGCAGCTCGATACTGTACTTCGTATTGTTCTTGTTTATATTCAAATACAAGCAACCAACTACTATCTAACTTTTGTTCTGTTACATCTCCTGTTTTACCAATTGAAAAATCTGCTACTAAATTTAAATTTTCATATTCGACGATACTCCATCTATCTGCAATCCTATCATATCTAAGTCCAAATGTTTTGTAAGCAGCAATCTTATCTATTATATCACTTCTTACTGAATCTTCTAGATTTTTTGATAAAAAAGGTCTAATAACAGAAAGTAACGCTCCAGTAGGAATTATGTCGTTAAAAACAATAGGACCTTCATCATTTTCAGTAATTTCGGTTCCATCGTTGCTAACTTTTACTACCTTTGTCCAAAAATACGTTACATCTCCTACACTTGATGCCTCTCCTGCAACAATTTTCCTTTTTTTGTCAAAATGATATCCTGGAGGAGCCTCAAATCTAATTAATGTATTTGTTTTAATGTATTGTAATATTGATGTCGTTGCAGTTCCAACAACTTGTTTTATACCATTAGCATTTTCTAAATATCCTGTATTTAAATTTTGAGCTTCAGTTATTGAAATCCATTTCAAGCCTTGGTCTACATAAGGTATAGGAGTTATATTTTGATAAAAGAAATTTTTAATCTTACTAGACTTTAACAATGGTTCAATTGTGTTGAGAACCCAATTTTCTATATCATTTAAATTACTGAAAGAAAAATTTATATAATCTTTATATTTTTCTTTATATAACACACCATCTGTACCAAATAAATTTGTTGTACTATATTTGCCCGTCGAATCTATTAAATCAAAATATCTAGATATACCACTTGAAATTCTATTTACACTTTTGGTTTTTACAATATTTGTACTTGCTAATAATGGTCCAATTTGATAATCTTCTGCAGTAATTAATCTATTTTGAGTATAATAGTTCATAGGCGCTAATTTTCGAATAGATTCATTGCTTTCAGCAGTACTAGCATTTGCTACAGTGTATTGTAATTCGAATATCATGCTTAAAACTTCAATTTTATTAGACACACTTTGATATTCTATATCAATCGAAATACCAAGCATATCTCTTGGTGTTATAACTAGATTCTGATTCCTACTACTCCTGTAGTAAATTCTAAAATTTCCTCTTGGTAAATCTCCGAATGTACCATCAGCAAATATCAAACTAATTCTATCATTAATCTTGCTTAAGACACTGTAAACTTTCCTGTTATTCTTTATAACATCATTATAAATTATGTTATTACCTTCAATTGCATCTATCTTTGTCCATTGCTCAATCGGGCTACCATCTTCTCCTATTTCAAATAACCATACATCATCATTATTAATGTTAATTGCATCAATTGTTACTATTTGATTTTGACTAGGATTTGTTATTGTAAAATCACCATAATCTAAAACTCCTTGTTTAAAATAAGCAAAAAAACCTGTATTATTACTTGCTGGTCCTAACCCGTCTTCTCTATAAACTATTGAGAACAATCCTCCTTCTGTTGGTACTTCTTCAACAATTTCTTCATCTATGTCTGCTGCAACAATTTCAAATGTAGCATTAGATCCGTCGATAGTTTTCGAAAAACTATACACTGGAACGTCGGTGTTTATAGAACTTAATTCATATTTTTCTGTAGAAATACCATTTACTACAGCTTTTTTTACCGGCGTTCCAAATTTTTTATTAGAACTAAATGCATTATTCAATACTTTTATAAAATGTTCATACCAATTTGGATTACTTGGATCATTCCATACAATATTTTGATTTTGTAAACTAGTATTATTAGAATCAAATGTTGATTCTGTAGTCTTTACACTGGTAATTTTTAATAAACCTTTGGCAGCTATATTTCTTTTAGGATTATAACTCAATAATCTTGCTAAACGTAAAATACTTTCTCTACGTTCTGCTAATTCAATAAAATTTTCTCTTGCATTTAAATCAACTCTAAAAGATAAATTTTGACCAAAATATGCAATTAAATCTATTAATGCTATATATTCAGAACTAGAAATATAATCATTAAAATCTTCAGGATAATTTTCTCTAATATAAGATATCATTACCCTTCTTAAACTTTCAAAATCATAACTTTGAAAATCAGCTTTCTGATATGTTTGATAGATTCTTTTCCAATCTTCAGCAACTAATAATCTGTTTTGTCTATCATTAGAAGACATATATTTTCCTTTTCTTTATATTTATTTTAATATAAACCATAGCTATTACTTTTATTCTGACAGAAATCCTGCATTTTTATCAAAATTTAATTGCATACTTTCTTGAATATTATAAGGTAAGTATAATAAATTACATTCAATTTGAATTCCAGATTCATACTCATCGACAACGACATTATCTATCGTAATTCTTGGATCATTTTGTATTATATCATTAACATTATCAATAATTAAATTACGTAGTGTTGGAGTCATTGGCTCGTGTATGATGTCCCAAATTATTGTTCCAAAGTTTGGATCAGACAACAGTTCACCTTGCCTTACATGAAAATGATTGAGTAAATCCTGTTTAATTAGTTCTATATCATATAGTACCACATTCGTTCTTTGCGGATCTACTGTGCTTATTCCTCTATATACTCTAGAATTTGATTTAAAATTTTTGTTTTTATTGACGGAGTTGACAACTAAATCTTCGTATACTGGTTTTTTTCTAAACATCATGACCCTTTCCTAAATGTGTCATCTTGCGCTCCTCCTTTAAAAATAAGCGGTGTTTTAATTTCTTTTTGCTGGTACTTGATTGCAAAATCACATGCATCATTTATAGAATTTGTGCTATCTGTTTTGTCTGGATAAAAAGTTTTTGGTTCTAAATTTTCATGGCTAAAGTATGGTTCGTGCATAGGTATCCTAACAGGTATAAACGCATGATGAGCACAATCAGGTAATTTTGCATCTTCTGCTATCCTTGCATTTAGTGCAGTTTGCCCGTTTGAACCTTTTGCAGACCCGCTACCAAAATATTGTATTTCACTCATATTGTTTACAGGAGCGTTATATTCATTACTTGCACCTGCTGTTACAAAATTTTTATTCGCTGCTTTTACATGATTAGCGTTCATTGCAGTAAAAAAATTATTTTTTGATTTTACTGTAGAACTAATATTTGCATATATTCGTAAATGTTTATCAGCTTTGATATGCATATTTTCTCCAGATTGTTGCCTAAATTCTTTACCTGCTTTTTGATCAAAATTTGTATCGGCTAAATGATATGTCCATTCATTAGAATGTTGATGAATATTCCGTTTTGCCAGCAAGAAAAAATCTCTATCAAATGTAGCATGACCATCTTGCGAAACTTCTAGTTTAAAATCTCCTAGTTTAGGATGTGTTCCAACTTTCCAATATACATCTCTGCTTACATCAATGTACAAATTATCTCCTGGTTGTTCAACAGTAGGCAAATCTTCGAAACTATCCCACTTCCACGTTCCGTCCTCATTCTTAATACCTAATTCCGGTCTTAATGCAGGATCTTTTTTAACTTCTGCTGTTCCTACTTTCCAATGCGTAGCATTACCAGATTCTAAACGCATTTGCTCTCTAGCTTTAATATTAACATTACCAGAAGCTTCTAAATTTATATCACGATTTGCTTTTAAATTAAAATCAGTTTCAGAATGTATACTTACACTATCGTCTGTGTAAATATCAATTTTTCCATTACTTGTTAATTCTATCCACGCATTGCCTTGAGCATTTATAATATAAATTAAATCTTCTGTATTATGCATAACAATCTGATGACCAGTACGAGTTCTCCATCTTGTTAATTCATTATGCGGTAATGTAACATCACCACCTGTTTCTCTTTTTTCAACATAAGCATATTCTGGCGGATCTGTATTTGCAGGTTTTTTCCTAAGAATTTTTTCATCACCGTCATCCATTACAAAGCTGGTACCTCCTAATCTACTAAAAGGCACATTTGTTTGCCCAAATTTTTCACCATAAGG